CATTTCGATTGCACTCCAAGTATCGTGGAATTGTGAACGACAAAGTTGTAAGTTCACTTGCATATCTTTTACCGTTAGGATTTGTTCTCCCATTGTTACGGTTTGTGTATCGTCAAAATCGCAAGTTGCATCTGTAAAAATTGAGGAGGTATCAATTGTTTGAAGAACTGATTTTCCTTTGACGTTTTCAAGAACGGTAACGCCACCGTTTTCAATTGTAGGCGCACTTAAAAGGGCTGCTGAAATGTATTTTCCTGCTGCCATTCCTGCGTAAGTGGGCGCTGTAAAAGTTGGCTGGTCTGCCATAATTTTTAGGTTTTAATTATTAATTATTTATTTATTTAATTTTTTGAACACTCTATCAAGAGTTGTTTCAGTTCTGTTTTGTGCGTAAAGCATTTTTTCTCTTACTTCCTTGTTTTCTGGATTGAAAGAAATTGGTTTTACTGCTGGGTCTAATTCTTCTGTAGAAAGTTCCGTTTTTTCGTCTTCAACAACAACTTCTTCTGTTTCTACTTTAGAAAGGTTTTCAAGTTTTGCTTTGAGTTCTTCGTTTTCTTTTTTCAAAGTTTCGATTTCATTAAAGAAAGTTTCTTTTACGATTGACTCAACTACTTTTTTAACAGGCTTACTTTCGTCTGCCATTTCTTCTTCTTTTTCTTCGTAGTCTTTTTTAGCTTCTTCTTCAATTACTTCTTCTTCTTCTTCGGCTGCTTCTTCTTTTATTTCAGCGATTAAACCCTCTTCAGTAACAACTAAAATCATTCCATCGTCCATCTTGTACTCTCCAATAGGAAGTGGAATTCTTTGTTCGTCTTCTGTTATGATTACGACTTCGTTATCTGGTGCAAATTCATCTGCTTCAATGATTGTAACACCATCTTCTAATTTGCGTTGTTCAAGTTTCACTTCCATTCCTAAAAGTTCTCTTACTTTGTTTAGTATTGCTTTATTGTTCATAGCTTATTTTATTATTCGTGTTTATAGATTTTTTCTTAAATTGTCTTGTGCTTTTGTGTATTTAGCAATAGGCAATTTTAAGCCTAAATCTTTTGCTGCCGCTTCTGCTTTTTTAATATTTTTTTCAAATACTGTAATTAAGTTTTGTGCTTTTTTATCTACAGGCGCTTTTTTCTTTTTATAACTTTCAATTCGTTTTAATAGTTCTTCTTGACTTTTTTCATTCTTTTTTACCTGTTCATCTGCTTCATTTCGTTTTTTTGTTGCATCTTCAAATATTCTTTTAGCTAATAGCAATTTATCTTCTTTGTCAAAATATATGTCTGCCGCTTTTTTTGCATTAGCATTTAATTTTTGTGCTTCTTTCTCATCTTTTTCTAAAAATCCTTTATCTCTTTTTATTAAAGCGTTTCCCTCTTTAAGCCTGTCTATAATTTGTTCTGAACTATCAAGTGCTTTGTTTAAATCGTCAATCAAACCAAGTTCTACTTTTTCAGAAGCTAATTCTGTTTTCTTGTCTTGTTTTGCCCATTCAGCAAAAATCTTATTTAGTCGTTCCATACTATATTAACTTTATTTTAAATTGTTTGTTGCATTTTTGGTTTATATGTTGCCTATTCCTTGATTTCTAATAGTGCCTTTACAACACTTTGTTGAGTATGTATTATCTTCACATAAACAAGCTTTACGAGAGTTTTTAGGACTGCTTTGTGCTTGTGGTCTTTGTACTTTCTTTTTAGACATAGTTCGTGTTTATGACTTAACTTTAAAATTATATTGCCGAATTCATTGATTTTGCTGCTTTAAGCATTTTATCAACCTCTTTAAGTAAATCTTCCGTTTGTTCACCTGCTTTTGCTACTTCACTTGGTACATTTATACCAATATCTTTTGCAGCTTTTAAAATTTTATTGTATTGATTTAAAGAATTTTCACCATCTTTTCTTGCCTCATTCAAACTGCTAATAGATTTTTTTGATAATTTTAAAGCTTCAAATAAATCATTTTGCCCATTCAAACGAGATTTATTAAATTTCGATATGGTTTTTTTAAAATCATCTACTAATGCAAGTTCTACTTTTTCACTTGCTAACTTTGTCATTACTTTTTCAGTAATTTCTTTTTCAATCTTTTCTCTTAAATTCATTTCAATAGGTCTTTTAGTTTGTTTATTGTTTCCGTTTTTTTATCGTCTTTACTCATATCGTATCTATCTGCAAAGTAACCCTCAATACTGAAACCTTTTATTTCGCCAGATTTCGCTTTGTTGTATAGTTCTTCATCGTCTATCTTTGCCGATACCATCCAAGTGCCTACAGGAACATCTAAGCCGTATAACGCCGTTTTGTCTTTCTTGCTATCTTCTACAATCCAACTTTCTACGATAGTAACACCATCAATTTTATTTTCGTGTTCAAAGGTTGCGTTTTTATGATTGGATTTCTTAAAGAATAATTCTGAAGCTTGGCGTACCGTATTTTTAGAAAAGTAAATATAGTACTCATCGCCTTTGTCGTTTCTTCTGTAAATGCTTTTATCTGGAATAAGTGCAGCACCCATTAAGATTTTCTTTTCAGCGTTAATCTCTTTTAAGTATAGTTCGTGTTTCTGTTTAGATAAAGCTATAAAGTTGGATTCGATTGCAGGAGTTTCTACTAAAGAAATTGCATCTATTCCACTTTGTTCATCGTTAGGGTCAATTATAAGTTCG